GTGGTGCGGTCGCTGACGGTGCGTGTGATTTTGCGAATGATGCCCGAGAACTCCGTTGACGCACTGATACCCGCATCGGTGTCAACACGCGTTACGGTCACGATGGATCCATACGTCAAGTACTGCAAATTGTTCGAATTGCTGTCATACACCACCTGCATGAGGTCAGGTGCATTGACCGCTCGAGTGACCACGACGTGCAGATAATCCTGCGATATGGCTTGCAGTGTGCCTGCAGAGTTATAGAGGCTGACGGTGTACTGTGGTGCCACGATGCCTCCTATATGCCGGTGTAGCGGTCGAGATAGCTAAAGACGATGCTTGTCGCCGCCGTAGTGCCGGTGCCGGTGATGGAAATCGTGTTATTGCCGGGCTGTAGTGACCACGTGGCAAGGCTCGATGCAGGCGTCACCGTACTGATGCGATTGACGTATGGGGAATTGGAGAATACGGTTTTCTGTCCATACGTCAAGTCAATATTGAGCGGCGTTCCAAGCACAACTGTCGTTGTCAACTCGATGTACTGCCCAGTTGTGCTATTGGTGATTTTGGGATTTGTGATTGGCCCATTGATGGTAATCGTAGGAAATGACAGCCAATTCCCTGCGGTTGTCAGAACCTGCGACCCGCCAATGTTGGCTTGTGTATACGTCACCTGATTGACTGTATTGTCATACCATGTCGGGTCACTGGCACGCAGTTGCACCACCGTGCGGATGTGGTAGCCATTGGGGTCAACGTCAAAGCTTAGCCCTCCCAGTACACGCGTTTCAATCAGTCGGCGCTTTTGCGTGACGCCATTGTACCAGCCCACAGAAATGATACCATCATCCCCTGGGCGAAAGATGCTGAGCAACTTCTCTCGAATCTCATAATGCTGATAGCGAGGCGTCGCCGACGTGTTGACCACCATCAGCGGTAACTGCATCACCCTTGGGTCAAGGCGAAAATCAATGTCCGAGTCACCTTCCTGCAGTGGTCCGCGCGTCGTGATACGGTGCATGGGCGCAAGACCAAAACCTTGGTCGCCGAGGTACTGAATTGTCAGCCCCGTTGTTGCATCGGCACCGCTCAGCGTGTACGTGGTCGATCGTGCTGTATAGGTAATGGTAAAGGTATCGGTCATACTACACCGCCCCGCTCAGCAGTTGCATTGCCCGCAAATCTGCCATGATAGAAGACTCCGATTGCCGTGTGTTATACGTCGCTGAAAGATAGTAATTCTGCACCGTCTGCGTGGTACCAGCCGATGCGCCACCCATCGTCGTACTCAAAGCGCCATTGATTTCCGGTGCGCCCTTGGCGATACCTGCCGCAATGCCTTGGCTGATGGGAAGACCAACGCTATCAGCAAAGAGTTTTGATGGTGACGAGATGCCGAGCATCGCTTTGGCAGAATCAAGCGCCGACTGCGCTGCGCTCTTCGCCGCATCGGCAATGCGCCGTGCACCACTACTGATGCCTCGAGCGATGCCGTCAACGATGTCCGAGCCAATCGACGACGCAGAATCAATGAAGACCTTAAACGCTGACTTGATGCCGTCGATGCCGGTTTGCACTGCCGCCTTGATGGCTGTCCATGCCGTCGAGATGACCCGCTGAATATTGGCCCATGCGCCAGCAAAGTCACCATTGAGCACCATGATGACAGAGTTCAGCAACCCGGTGACGATGGGAATGGCGAAGCTGATGGCGTTCATGATTTGCTTGAATACGTAGTCAATCACTGGCCACAAGAAATCAAACGCCACTTTAAGATTGTCGAGTGCAAATACCAGCACGGTGCCGATGACCTCGGCGAGTTCTTTGACCACCACGCCCACCGTGGCGAACAGCACTTGGAACTGGGCGAACGCATTGGCGACCTCTGGGCTCTGCAACGTTGTGGTGATGGCGCTGACAATCTCAAAGGCGAAGCGGATGATTTCTGCCACGATCGGCGACAATGCGTTAATCACTGCCGTCAGCGTGGATTGTATCGTTGACCACAGTCCGCCGAGGATGCCGATAATCATACCGATGACGCTCGCAAGGCCAGAGGCAGCGCCTTGTGCTTCGGGGCCAGTGAAGGCGGCAAAGAGGCGTACAACGTTGCCCGCAATGGCCTCAAAGAGCGGCGTTGCTGTCATCACTGCGGCAATGACGCTGTCAAAACCACCGCTGATGGCACCCCACGGCACCGATGACCCAAAGCTCGTAAATTGGTTGACGAGCGCCGACAGCGTCGTGATAATGCTGTCCCAATCGAGTCCGGTTAGAAATGCAGCAAAGCCTTCGGCAGTGCGCTGGACGATGGGCACCACGGTCGACATCAGCACATTGCTGAGGCGTGTCAGGATTGGCAGAAGCGCCGTGCCGATAGATTCCTTGGCATTGTTCATCTGCTCTTCTAACAGCTTCTGTGCGCCGGTAAAAGTTTCGGTAGCGGCGAGCGCACTGCCACCGAATTGCACTTCCATCTCTTTCAAGATGAGGTTCTGCGCCCCTGCAACGTCACCCGCCTCGACCATCGCTTCGACCATTGCCTTTTGCTCTTCGGTGAAGCTAACACCCGAGCGGGACAATGCTGACAATCCTTTGACCGGATCATTGAGCGCCTTGCCCAACATCATCGAGGCACTGCTAGCGTCCATGCCGAGCGCCTGCGCCATGTCTAAGCCCGCTTGCATTGCGCCTTCGAATTGCTCGCCCGTCACTTTGGTGAATGTCAGCAAAACGTTCTGCGCTTTTAAAATCTCATCATCGGTGAAGAGTGACGTTCCAGCCGTGGCAGACATTGCGCCCGCCATTTCGCCAAGTTGTTCAGCGGTGAAGCCCGCAGCCATGCCAGTGGACTCCACCACCGCTTGGGTCTGACGAAATGCGTCTTGCCAACCCTGCGCCTCGGCAATGCCGTCGGTGATGAAACTACCAATGCCGGACACGATGCTCGAGCCGATTTGCCCAGCAAGGTTGATGGCACCAGCACCGATGCTCTGAAATGCACCGCGTGCCATTTCCTGCATGGACGAGAACTTGCCACCGCTCTTCTCAGTGGTGTTGCCGATGTCCTTGATGCTGTTCTCAACCTTGCGTGCGACAGGGCTGACATCATCCTGTCCGACAAAGTTTACAATGACTTGCTCTGCCATTACTTCCGCTTCGCTTTCTGTCGCTTGGCTCTCACGTCACTCTCCACCTGTATCATCATCAGATGCTGTCTAATGATGTGCCACGGTGGCAGATGCTGTGGTGGGCAGTGGTAGACATCGCGACACATCTGCAACTCTATGTACTCCAGCGGTGCCGGTTCCTGTGTCCACAGGTGGGCGAGCACCGCTGTCTTTAGTTTCCCATGTCGGCGGTCATCTCTTTGACAATGGCTTGAGCAATCGCCTTGAGATGCTTGGCAGGTAAATCGAGCACGTCCATGCCCTCTGGTAACTCGATGCACTTGGCGTAGATGGGCATGAGTGCGCTGATGTCACCGCCAGCGTTTTGGATGGCGATGACGTCGCGGATGGTCAGGTTATCCGCATTGACCGTGTACTGTGGTGTGGTCATAGTGATGGGCATCTCCTATGTGTAAAATGGATCCATTTGGGCATCTCCCGCGCAAGCGGTACTGGTGGCTATGCGGTGGATGCCCGACACCGCACCGCCCGGGCTATGCGCTGTAGGTGATTCCCGGTGCCATGACGGTGATACTGGCAACGACGGGCCCAGCGCTTGAGGCGTCGACAGCAGGGTAATCAATGCTCGTGATGTAGCCGGTGGCCATCGTCTCGACCTGCTTACCCGACGTTCCCTTGGGCTCCCACTTCACTTGCACTGCACTCCCAGCTTGGAACGCTGCTTCGGCAATTTCCCACATCTCAAGTGCAACCTCGGTGTAAAGGAAATTGACGGTGACTTCAACGGCTTCCTCTTTGCCAAGCAGAATGATGGGGTTGTCACCGTCGAAGGTGAAGGTTGAGTCGTTGACGCGCGATGCTGTGGCGACATCGACGCTCTGTGCGGTACCGCTATGATCGACGTATGAACCCGCCGCAACCTTGAGCCACACTGCGGCGGCTGAGCCGGTGATGGCGCCTGTGGTCTGTGCCATGATAGTGCCTCCTACTGAATAATCTCTCGTATGGTCAGCGTTGCCGTGACCACGTCATAATATCTGCCTGATGCCTGTGGCCACTCGAGCACCTGCGCGCGGACACTGAGCCCGATGAGCGCCCACGCTGACCCCTGCAGTGTGCGTGCACTGTCGTGATACGCCGCCATGTACGCCTCAAGCCCCGGTGCAACATCTTTGAGTCCGATGCCCATGCCCGCCGCCCGAATCATCGCTACGTCGGTAATCGTCCACTCGGTCTGCATGACGTGTCCGGCACCGCCGAGCGTCTGCACCGTGGTGCGCGATGACATGACGCCGACCGCACTGATAATCCGCACTGGCAGGTCAGCGACCTCGACATTGTCCTTGAGCGTGGCACCACGATACACCGTGGTCACCCCGCTGACGGACATCACCTCCACTGCGTCCATGATGGCGTCTATCTGACTGCCCATGCTATGACCTCCGGATGAATGGGCGAAGCATCTCACGCACATCGGCAGGGATGCGCTGTGCAGCAAGCATCACGCCATCAGCGCTCATGATGGCACGGTCGCTGTCTGGCGTGCCTTCACGCTGACGGTAGAGGTAGCCAGCAAGGCGAAGCGTTGCCGCCACAATATCGTCAGGAACATCGAGGCTGTACGACCACTTCCCTGCGACCTGCACCGATGCTTCAGGGCTGTTGCTGTACGTCCAGAAGTAGCCCGACGATGACTTAATGCGAATCATGTTGGTCGGCACGACGTTCAGTGGCAACAAGACCACTTGATTCACTGGTATCGCAGTGCCGTCGCCATTGGTGATGCTGGTGAGCTCTGCTAAATCGTGCGATAGATTCAGCGTGTAATCATCAAGCAAATCACCGCCAAAGCGCTCAAGCAATGGCGTGAAATAGTGCGTGTGCGATGCAGCGGGACCGTGCTCGGACTCTGGCTCAAAGTGGCGATGACAATGCCGGTCAATCATCGCCTGTGCACGGTTGATCGCATCGCTCAGCAATGTGTCATCGCTTGACGATGTAATGCCGAGGTAGGCTTTCAGTGCGGCCGTTGTCGTGTACGCCATCTATATCACCTTTTTCTTCGCTGGCTTTGGCGCTTCGGGCTCTGGCTCTACGGATTCCAAAATAATGAGCGTTCCTCGACCTGCGAGGCGCTCAGCATCGCTCTTGCTGAACTCCACAATGTCACCCACTTTGTATGGGCGAAATCCGCTCGGCTCAACTCGAACGATGTCTTTCAACATCTGGCATTTCACCATGGCATCATCTCCAGCCGAGGCGATGATACACACCGCCTCGGCATTGATTGGTTACTAGGCTTGGACCAAGTAGGCAAAGGCTTCAGGCTGAATCACGTCGCCACCGAAACGGTAGTCGGCGAAGATGGCCGTCTGGTTGTTGGCTTGGTACAAGTATGGGTTTCGGCTGATTTCGATGCTGCCGTTCTCAACGAAACAGTAGTACATGAAGTTACCGAAGATGACCGTCTTGTTGGTCGTGGCGATGGCAGCCATGCTGTCCGACACGATCACTGGATAGCCACGGATGTCGCGACCATTGCCGGCTGGCGTTGGCTGGAATTGGAACCAGTTGCCGGTGATGCCACGAATGTAGCCGAGCGTGCTGTTCTTCATCGCCCATGCAGTTTGGCCAGTGGTGGCGTACTGCGATGGAATCTTGTGCTCGAGGTTGATGATGTCGCTGGCGTCGATGGTCGTGGCGCTGGCGGCAGTCTCGCTCTGCGTGGCACGTGCCAAGATGCCGTATGCCTCGTTAGTGCCACTGCCGGTCAAGATTTGGTCATTGACTGCCACGGCAAAGCGGGCAGCAATGTGCTCGCCGACGAACTGCTCAAGGTTTGCGGCTTGGTCATTCAGCAACTCGTTTGACATCTTCATTGAGATGTTGTTGCGGTAGATAGTGATGACCTTGGTATTTGCGAAGTCTGGCTCGCTGAAGTTGGCAGCACCCGACTCTGCAACGTATGCGCTTGAGCTCTGTGTGTCCACGGCTGGCACGTCGATTTGACGACGTGAGGTGGTGAGACGCATCAACTGTACTTGGCTGAGCAAGCTGAGCTCATCACGACGAGCGATGATGCGATCGTAGAAGTCCTTTGGTACGAGGTAACCGCCGTTGTTGTTGGTGCCTTCGACCAAGGTTGCCTTTGCCGCAACGTGGTCGCCAGTGCGAATCCAGTGCTTCAAAGCCTCGGTTGGCTCATTGCTGAAGCCACGCGTGGTCACGCTCTTGGTTGATGGTGCGGCGATGACGCCACCCTGTACTGGCTCACCAGCAAGCTCGCTGATGGCCTGCTTCACTGCGTCTTTAATGTCTGACATGGTGTCTGATTCCTTGCTGATAATCGTCTGATGTGTATCGTCAGGCTCTAGCGTTGCATCAGCATGGCTCGATGCGGTGCTCTCTTCGCTCTTGACTTCGGTTACGGTGCGAGGCTCTGCGGGCGTCGGTGTCAAGCTGATTTCGCCGACGACCCAGCGCTTGAGCTCTCCGGCTTCACGAACCACGAGGTGCGACAGTGCGCCGGTTGATAAACCAAGTGCACCGCTGTTGACCAGCTTCATCACCTCTTTGGCGTACTTGTGTCGGCGATCAAGCTCAATCTCGACGTCGATGCCCTCATCGTCTGGCGTCCACGCTTTGACGGTGCCAATCTGCGACTTGATACCGCCGAGGCTGTGGTCGTAGTACACTGGCATCCCCACAAAGCTGCGGGTGTCGCCGAGGTCAGTGTCACGTGTAAAGGTATCACCCGCAAGGTCTTGGCCACCGTAGACGATGCCTCGACCTTTGAGCGTGTAATCACCAATGGCTTTCACTGCGTTCATGATGCCCCCATCAGCTTGCGTGCGAAGGCCTTGACCTCGTCGCTCACTGCCTCTTCTGACTTCATCGTACGGGTGCTGTCAAGAGCATCGACGACCTCGGCTATTCCCTGCTCCATTTCGAGTTGCTCTTCAGCATATTCCTCGCCGTGCTCTTCGTCCTCATACCCGTCGTCACCAAGCTCCACGCAGATTTCGAGCATCATCTTGAGTTGCTTTCGCATTGTGCGAATGAGCTTCATATCCGCTTCGCTGTGACGCCGGCTTGCCTTTGCTTCCATCTCGTCCTCCTCATCAATAATTGCTTGCGCCCAATCTCTTCCCTCGTCGCCTCCCCAGCCGTACCATGCTTGCCAACCCTTGCCACGCTCTGCCCACGTCGCACCCTCTTTGTCGACTTCATGGCGTGCAAAGTACGACACCATCCGACGCAGGGTTGCCACGCTGACCGGTCGGCGCTCTGCTAACTGTCGTGCCCGAGCCAAACCGACCAGTGTCATGCCCTGCTCGGATGCTGGCTTCTCTGCACGGACTTCGAGTGCAAGGCGCGCATTGTCAGCGACGGCTTCTGGCGGAATGTGCGTATCGCTCTCGGCTTTGTAGTCCTCGCCTTGCGTGGCGATGGTCAGCGCGGTGAAATAGGCTTGGGCGTCGTCGGCGTCGTCGTAGCACTCGAGTGGCGTCATCGTGCCCTCTTTGAACACGCAGAACTGTCCGTCTTGCTCCATCACTTGGTACGGCATTTAGCCCTCCATCTTTGCAATCGCTTGGCGCACAATGTCGTCAAGCAGTCCGGTTTGTATCACTTCTTCAACGGCCATCTTGCCGGTTTTCCATCGCCCTTTGTGGATGGCAGCCTGCTGATCGCCAACAACATACTGTGCGTAGGGTGCATCACTGTACAGGACTGCGCTCTGTCCTTCGTTGGCCACACGGTACGATGCTTGCAAGTGTGCTGACCCAATGGTCTTGGATGACGCACGGACATACGGCACGCGGATATCACCACGCTTTATCGCTGCCATCACGAAGCGTCGCTGGCGTTCGCTGACGAAACGCATTGACCCCGGTGCGGGTGGCGGTGGGATGTCGCGCTTGAGCACAGCCATAACCTCGGTAGCAAACGCGGTGGTCACCACTTCACGCAAATGCTGATAGGCATCGAGGCTGAACTTTGACAACACCTTGATGTTGATATCCATCGTTAGTCCCTCCGTCGTACGGTGATGTAAGTTGAGCATCGGCAATTCGGGTGCGCTGGTGGACCATCGACGAGGTCAGCGGGCCACTCGTCTTTCGGCGAGTTGTGCATTGGCCCACAGATAGGACATGCGAGTTCGTCGTTCTGCGTTGTCCAATACATCGTCGTCGTGATGCCGTTCTCGGTGAGGTAGGCTTGGTAATTGTCAACGGCTTGCGTTGATGCCCGCGTCATCTCGGTAATGGCAATCATCGACGCACGATATGGGTCAGCGACTGGGCGCAACAT